TGATGAGGAATTCAGAGACTACAAACATAAAATGGAAACTAAACTGGAAAGGATAGATGACATTTTAGTAGTACATAGAAACCAGACTGATAACCAGAGAAAGAACTTTCACCAATTACGAAAGGTCTTAGATGATAAAGTCATGGAATTACTAGAGAAAGGAGAACATGGAAAAGAATAAGCAATGTGAATGGTGCGGAGCAGATTTAAAACTCCAACCCGGCCCAACACACAAAGAGGGTGGTAAATCGTACTGTAATCCTACATGTGCGGCAACTTACCGGGTAACCCAAGAACCTAGAACAAAAGAATTAAACGGAGGCTAATATGTTAAAACATAAACCAATAGAAACTCAGACATACAGCAGTTTTGAGCATTTAAAGCACAATGTGGCATTAGAAGAAGATCAAACTTCATATACACATGTACCTATGGAGATTATCTTTGAAGATGACCAGTGGATTAATAACCAATATACATTCAATACACATGGTATTAAGGCATTATGTCAGGCAACTAACGTAAATGGTCTATTTAATACTATGGAAGCAATGGAGCATCCTCATATGTCATCTACATTTCTTAACAAGCTATTCGATCAGCAGAGCATTAAGAACGAATTAGCCAGTAAAAGGCTTGTAGTTAATGATGGCACTATAGTAGGAGTAGTTGGTTCAAGGTATTTACCATACAGTAACAGTCAGTTTCTTGACGATTTATTCAGGGATGATAAGAATGATTCCCTAGAATTGGAGAGAGCAACAGTAACCAACACTAAAATGACTGCCAATTTTGTAGAAAGAAGCATGGGCTTTAAGATGAAAGACGGTGAAGATTTCACAAAGATTGGTATTAGTGTTAGAAACTCAGGTGTAGGAGATACCAAAGTTGGTACAAACATCTTTACATTAAGACCAAAATGCTTAAATGGTATGATGCATTATGTAGATAAGGGTAGTACATCTACAAAGCATACTGGAATGGAAGATTTGATGAAATATAAGCTAGATAAGATCATCACATTAGCAAAAGACCAGTATGAGGTCGTAAAGGAGCGTGTACAGGCATTAACACAGATTCCCTATACTAACACTACCGCAGATACTTTTCTTAAGCTGGAAGCCCCTGTGGACATTTTACCACAATTAAGAAAAGATAAGCTGTGGACACCTAAAAAGAAGTTTTCAGATGTAAATACACATCATGAAGATTTGAGTCGATCCAAGAAGATACTGGATGAAGTTCCTACCAAGTATGGTGGAGTACATACATTAGCAGTATGGAACAGTACATTCAGGGATCAGAACAGCATGTATGAATGGGTAGAATCATTCACAGAACATGCACAAACATTACCAGCAGAAGTTCAATTAGAAGTAGAACAAGGTGCTGGAGCATTAACAGCATGGATTAGTGACCATAAGGAAGAACTAGGTTACTTACCATTTTAGGCATAGTGAGTCATGCCTAATAGCGACATGGATGTTGCAATAATAGCGGATATTCCTAGTTGGTAGACTCGGGCTATATGCAAAGTAGTACAACAGAGTATATGGAGTATCCGCTTCATCTAATAACTAACAAATAGAGGCAAAATGAAAAAGAAACGTGGAAGACCAAGAAAACTATCAGGAAGAGGATATAAGGCTCTTCAAGTTAGAATAGAAACTCATGATATGATCATGGAGTATCAGGCTAAACAAAAAGAAAGATTAGGATTTAACATACCTAAACTTGACTTAGTTGATATTGCAGTCAGAAGACTTTTTGATGCTGATTTACCAACATTAACAGAATAAAAATAGAGGCGAAAATGAATAATAATAAAATATTCTCTGATGCACTTGCAGAGAAAATAAATAAGCGTGTTTTAGTAGAAGCAATGCATTTATCTGATCTAATGACTAATCCTTCAAATCCACCAGAGAGAACAGCAACTAACTCTGCATTCCTAACATTAAAAAAGGGTATTAGAGAGCTTGGTGTTTTAGATGTAATACATGTCTGTGGAGACACAATGACACTTATTAATGGTCATAGAAGGGTAGAATCTGCACGATTAAATGGAATTGAATGTCTAACTGCATATCGTTATGATGAATTAACAGAAGAGGAGCGGAATACATTATTCACACATTTGAATACTACTTCCGTTTCATATTCCGGTTCACAGATGCTATTTACATTTCTGAATGGAGGTACAGTTGACAGTACATTTGCAGGTCAATGTGAAACTCTTATTAGTATTGGAGATTCTATACATCCGGGTAAAGGAATGCAGTATTTAGAAACAATACGAAATAAGAAGAAAAGTCCTAAATCCTTCTTAACTGGTATTGCTGAATACTGTAAAGTAGTTGGTGATGATTCCATCAAGACAAAAGCCAAAGTCCTAGATTGGATGGTAAATGTTGGAACTGCTCATAGAATAAAAGCACTTATTTCATTGAAATGTCCGGCATATCTATTAAAGAAGGCTGTTAATGGAAGTCGTCCAGTAATGGGAACATGGGAAATAACAGCAGTATAGTTGTTGACATTATTTATTTCCTGTAATACACTTGACTCTGTTACCTCAGTAAACTATACTAAAGGAGCATATGACTTTACAAGATCAGTGTAGAGAATTTAAAGTCAAGTTGAATGAAATAGCAAACGATTTGGGTTATACTCGGCAATATGTTTACATGGTTGTTGGGGGCAAACGCCAAAATAATAAAATAACTACCGCAGTATACTTAGCGTTAGAAGCAAGGAAGAAGGAACTGCGAGAACTCATCGGCTAAGCCGGGAAAGGGTTAAAATGGAAGAACTTGCTAATAATTTTGCTGTTAATAATTTAGAACAGCGTAAGAAAGGAATAGGTGGTTCAGATGCAGGAGCCGCAATCGGTGTCAATCCGTGGAAAACTCCCTATTCATTATATTTAGAGAAAACTGGTGAAGAAGTCCCAGAAGACATCTCTAATAAGCCAGCAGTTAAAAGAGGTGTCAGGTTAGAACCAGAAGTAATCAAATGGGTCAAGGAAGACCTAGATATAACCATAAGGAAAGATAATAAGACTCATATCTCACAAGAACACCCTTTTCTATTCTGTCACAATGATGGGACAGTTGTAGGAAGTCACAGGGTAGCTGAAATCAAGTGTCCATCACTACATATGAGACATTTCTGGGGAGAACCCGGATCAGATTCAGTTCCACAATACTACTTAGCACAAGGAGTACATGCATTGGCAGTTCAGCCTGAAATGGAAGGTGTTGACTTCTTTGCATATTTTGATCCTGAGATATTGCATTACAGATTAGAGAGGAAACAATCCCTAATTGATGCATATTTAGCTAAAGTAGAAAGGTTTTGGGGTCATGTGTTAAACAAACTCCCACCACCTCCTCAAGATGAGAACGATCTAATTCATCAGTATTTTGGTCATAATGGCAAATATATAAAAGCCAGTCCTGAAGTTGAAATCAATGTTAAGGAGTTAATTAAGATCAAAGCTGAGAAGAAGAGATTAGATGAGAAGGAGAAAGACGTTAAATTCCATATAAAGAACTTCATCAATAAGAATGATGGGATACATCTCAGTGATGGCAATAAAGTCACATTGAGCAGGGTTGACCTCAAGAAGTTTGATGAAAATGGCTTTGCAAAAGCAAATAAGGAGCTATACGAAGCACATTGTACGGAGTTTGATACAAAGTCTTTCAAGCAGAATCATCCTGATCTCTATGAAGATTTCGTTTACTCAAAACCATCAACCAGATTAATATTACCTAAATAACTAGAACCACGCAGTTCTAGGGGCAAAGACTGTATTGGATAGTATTTCCTTAAAGGAAGCAATGTCCTTTTTATTCTCCATACATACATTTGCAGTCAAATCAATACTGGTTCATTGCAACCCTAACCTTACGATGTCCCTAGACTGCATCCAATAATTAACCAGAAAGAGGCAAAATGACTAAAGAAATAACAACATATAAAAATATTACACCAGCACAAGTTGACTTAATTAAGAGCCAGATTGCAGTTGGTGCAACAGATGATGAGTTAAAGCTATTCCTGCATGTAGCAGATAAGTCAGGTTTAGACCCATTATCAAGACAAATCTACTTCATTAAGAGAAGTGGTAAGATGACAATACAAACTGGCATTGACGGATTCAGGGCTGTCGCAGATAGAACTGGTCAGTATGTTGGCAGTAGTGATCCTGTATTTGAGGATAACGGCAAGATTCCTGCAAAGGCAACAGTTACAGTTAATAAGGTTGTTGGAGGAATAGTAGGAAACTTTACTGCTACTGCAAGGTGGGAAGAGTATTATCCCGGTAAATCACAAGGTTTTATGTGGGATAAGATGCCTCATACGATGTTAGGCAAGTGTGCTGAAGCATTGGCACTCCGTAAGGCTTTTCCAGCACAGTTATCAGGTTTATATACTGGTGATGAAATTGATCAGGCAGGAGATCAGGGTATTCCAAATAACACCAAGAATATCAATCCTAAAGGTGGTTCTAAGCAGTTAGAGGAGACTTTAACTGAACCAGATGTTAAAGAACCTCCTGAAAAAGAAAATAGTTCAAATATTTTTGAAGATGCACAATCTATACTTGATGAAGCATTTGCATTCTGTGAAAACAAGGAAATCCATGATAGTGTCATAAATAATTTAAATGACATTAAGTGGGAGATGTCTGAGGCAAATAAGCAAGTATTAGTGAATTTTGCACAGACTTATCCTGCAAACAGGGAACGATTCCAGACTGTTGCTAAAGAAGAAAGCATGAGATGGAAGAAATACTTAAACCCGGAAGATTGGAACAGACTCACAGATTATATGGGAGAACTCAATACCTTCTTTGACATGGAGGAAGAATGAAATCAAAAAACACTATGACATATAATGATATGCATGAACGTATAAAACATGCATATATAATGGAGTTAATAAGACAATGTGTGTCAGAAAAAAGCAACGTCTTGAATAAGTTCGTTATACCTTATTTAAGAGAAAAAGAAACTCATATTGCCGCTAAAATAGGAAGACAAGCTATTATAAAGGAGGCTTCATGAGCAAATGTCTTGAAGAACTACCAGAATGGCTTGATGAGTTCAGATGGGATCAATTCAAGATACATAGAAAGTCAATGCGTAAAAAGATGACTGACTATGCCGAGTACCTAATAGTGGAGAAACTTCGTAAATTTAAGGATGAAGGATACGATCCAAACGAATTGATTGATGTTGCAATCGAGAAAGGTTGGCAAAGTATATTTATTCCTCATGACATGAAGCAATCCAAGACTAGAGGTAATTGGGTAGGATTAGACCCAGATCATCAAATGCAAATTGCAATGCAGGATTTCAAGAAAGGTAAAAATGACAAACTTAACTGAAGTCAACATTCATCCACAAGTAAGGATGTTTGTAGCTATGCTGTGTGAGGGATTCAACGTACCTTCTTCTGAAACCAAGATACAGGCATTTGCAAATAAACTTAAACATCCACATGTTCCTGCACTCCGGGAAACATACGAAATATTTACTGATGGCAGAGCATCTACAACCAAGATGCCTACTATTGCAGAAGTAATGGAAGTATATCGTAGTGTTGAGAAGAGACTTACTAAAGTTCAGGAGCAGAAGATAATTCAGGAGAACCCTAAGGATATTGATTATTCTGAATCCCAGAGAATGTTTTCCAAATTAACAAACATGGTAAAGAAAGGAGAAGGAAAAGTTACCAACTT